CGGTGTTGGTTTAACCGAAGAAGAATATCAGTCAATAATTAATTATGACAAGACTGACGATGATAAACAATCAAAGTGGTATGGGAGTACCCTATCAACCATTTTGAGAATGGCGAATGAACTCGCAATAATAGAATGTAAAAACAATTAAAAATGGAAAACGAAAGACCAAAATGTGGATGTGGACAAACATCTGATCCAAACGGATATTGTGATGGGACACACACAACTTTAACACAAGGAGATAAAAAATAATATGGACAATTTAGATCAACAGATGAATGAATTAAATGAGTTAAAAAATCTAATGAATCAGTTAGAGTCATTAAGTTCTAATGAAAATTTTAACACTTCAGATTTTGACACTTCCTTTAATTTTGATGATTTTAAAATAGAGACTAAGTTCACTAATAATTCTAATAATCCTGATCCAGAATACGCAAAGGTAGGTGATAGTGGTTTTGATTTAAGAGCGTTTATCTCTGAACCTGTAACTCTAAAACCATTAGAAAGAAAACTAATACCAACAGGATTAAAGTTTGAGTTGTCAACGAATACAGAATTACAAGTTAGACCAAGAAGTGGTATGGCGTTAAAGTATGGTATTTCTGTTTTAAACACACCTGGAACTGTGGATGAAGGATATAGAGGTGAAGTTGGTGTAATAGCGGTAAATCTAAGTAATGAAGATTATACAATACAACCAGGTGAAAGAATTGCACAAGGGGTGATTATGAATGTTGTAGGACAAGGTATAAGTAAATTGGTTAGGGTTAATAATCTATCTGAAACCGAAAGAGGTGAAGGTGGATTTGGATCAACTGGTAAACAATAAATAATATAATATGGCGAAAGAAAGGACATTAGACGAATTAAGGCAAGTAAAGGATAGTGTATATACACCACCGAAAAGTAAATTGGTTAACGAATATTATAGAAAAGTAAATTTTGATCCTCAATATGTTGTTGATTTGATTAAAGAATACCCTAATGATCAAGATTTGGGTAAACAAATAAGAAAATATTATAATAGTTTAAAGGATGATTAGTGTTGTATTTTCTACTAGGGTAGATAATCAAAAACATATAGAACATATTAAGAAAACCTCTGGAATCCATAAAGGACTAGAGGTTATTCAGTATATAAACAATGGTGAATATTCCCTTACAGAACTTTATAACAAAGCGTTAAAAGAAACTACTAACGATATTGTGGTTTTTTGTCATGATGATATTATCTTTGAGACTAATAATTGGGGTAAAAAATTGTTAAAATCTTTTAACAATAACGAAGAATACGGGATTATAGGTATTGCAGGATCTAGAGAGATACCTAAATCTGGTATGTGGTGGGAAAATCCATTACATATGTATGGACAAGTATTTCACAAACACAATGGTAATAGGTGGTTGTCTAAATATTCACCAAAGAAACCTAATTTTTTAGATAATGTCGTGATAGTAGACGGTTTATTTTTCGCAGTAGATAAAAATAAAATAAAAGTTAATTTTGACGAAGAGGTTAAAGGTTTTCATTTTTATGAAGTTGACTTTTGTTTTAGAAATTATTTAGAAGGCGTTAAAGTTGGTGTTTCATCTGATATTGACGTGACTCATTTATCTATAGGGCAGACTAATGAACAATGGGAAAATAATAGAAAAGAATTTTCTGAAAAATTTAAAGATGTTTTACCCGTTAAATCTAAAAAGTATTTTGGTAAAAATAATAAAATGAAAGTCCTTATAGGGTGTTTATTATTTAATGATTACACAGGATCGGAATTACATGTTTATGAATTGGCGAAAGAATTAACCAAACAAAATTGTGAGGTAGATATCGTTTCTAATATTGGACCTAAAATGGTGCAAAGAATTAAAAAGTATGGTGTCAATTGTTATCCAATACAAGAACCACCAGGATTTAAATTAGGTGATGGTAAATGGGTTTTAAACACAAATAATGGACCTGTATTATCGGAACAAGGTAAGTTATATAAAGTGAGTGATGTGAAATATGATGTAGTACATATTAATCACAAACCTATAGGTGAACATTTAATAAAACTATACCCTAATTTAACTTTCATTAATACAATACATTCTGAAGTTATACCTAATTTAGAAGAACCTGTTGTAGATGACAAAGTAAAAAAATATATTACTATTAGAGAAAGTATTAAAGATTTTGTTAAAAATGGATGGGATATATCAGAAGATAAAATTAGTGTGATACATAATCCTATAGATAGTGATAGATTTAAAGTTTATGAAAATGTTAAAACAAAACCTTTTGTTCTATTTGTTGGGACTATAGATTATCTAAGAAAAAATACAATTTACGATTTAGTAGAATATACAAAAGAAAATGGTAAACAACTTTGGTTAGTTGGTACAAATAAATCAGATTATTTAAATGACTTATTAACTAATGATAATGTAAAATACTATGAGTCTACTTGGGATGTTGAGCGTTATGTAAAAGAATGTGAGGAAACTGCGAGTATACTTATGGGTAGAACTACAATAGAAGGGTGGTTATGTGGTAAATCTGGATGGATATATCAGATAGATGAACAAGGAAATATATTAAGTAAGGAATTGAATGATGTTCCTTCTGATGTAGAAAAATATAAATCAGAAAACATAGTTTCTGAAATAATAGAAGAATATAATAGTGTGATATGAAAATAGTAGTAGGTGTAACTTTATATAATAGTGCAGATGTTGTAGAAAAAACATTAGCGTCTATAATGTCTCAGTCATATAAAAATTTTGTATGTTATATCACTGATGATATTTCTACCGATAATTCTGCGGACGTTGTGGAGAATTTTATAAAAGGTGATGATAGATTTATTTTAATTAGAAATAAAGAAAAAAGATATCAAGGTGGTAATTATGATTTGATTTGTAGGGATACTGAAGGTATTGATGATGAAGATATATTTGTAGAAGTAGACGGAGATGATTGGTTACCTGATAATAAAGTATTTGAGAGGGTTATTGATCATTATAATAGTGGGGATATATGGATTGCAAATGGTTGTTTTAAATACTCCGATGGTAGAATGGGGTTTTCACAACCAGTTACTGATATTAGTAAATTAAGACATGGGCCATATACTGCATCACATTTAAGAACTTGGAAGATATTTTTATGGAGAAATATTAAAGAATCAGATTTAAGAGATGAAAATGGTAATTGGTGGTCAGCGGCTTGTGATTTAATTTTTATGTACGACATGTTCGAAATGTCTGGTTTAGAACATTATAAATTTATGACTGAAATAAATTATATTTATAATGACACTAACCCATTTAATGAACACAAACAATATATGCCTAAAATTAATAAAATGGTACAATATACAAAAAATAAAACTCCAAGAGAAAGAATTAATAAAAATGATTAGTACTTTTTTACAAGGTGGATTGGGTAATTATATGTTTCAGATATCTGTTGCATATTCACTCTCATTAGACTTTAATTTTAAATGTTCTTTTATAAGTGACAATGCAGTTAAAGTGCATAAAAGTATTAATGACTATAAACAAAATATTTTTAAAAATGTATCTTTTATAAGTCACCATAATTTTTTAAACATATATAATGAACCTTCTTTTGGGTATAATAAAATTAATGTGGATGGTGATACCCTTTTAGTTGGGTACTTCCAAAGCGAAAAATATTTCTCACATAATAGAGACGAGATAATTAAATTATTCCAACCGACTAAAAATGATTTAGATTATATAGAAAAAAAATATGGAAATATATTAAAAAACAATAATTGCTCAATTCATGTAAGAAGAGGTGATTATTTAAAAGTACAAAACCATCACCCTTTATGTGAAAAAACATATTATGAAGAGGCAATCAAAAATTTTAATAACGATACTACATATATAATATTTTCTGATGATATAAATTGGTGTAAAGAAAATTTACATATAAAAAATTCTTATTATGTTGAAAATGAAAATGATTATATTGAAATGTATTTAATGTCGATGTGTGATAACAATATAATTGCAAACTCTTCATTTAGTTGGTGGGGGGCTTGGTTAAATCAGAATATTAATAAAAAAGTAATTGCCCCTAAAAAATGGTTTGGCCCAGCTAAAGGTAATATAATAACTAAAGATATATACTCAGAAAAATGGTTAGTAATTTAGAACAATTAAAAGATATTTGTAAAAATAACCCAATCGATTATAATGATTTGTCTGATAAATTATATAAGAAAATTGTTTACAAAGAGGAAATTTACGATTACAATTTTATTATTACTGCTAGGGGAAGACAAAATTTTTCTAAACCACTCTTCAGTTCAGTAATAAAAGCCACAAAAGAAGTAGATAAAAAAATACAACTTACACTATTAGAACATTCTAATTTAAAAGAACATGAAAAAAATTGTGACGATTTAGGTATTAATTATTTATATTTTAATTCTAAAGGTGGTGTATTTAATAAGTGTTTGTCATACAATTTATCTGTAATAAATACCAAACCATCTAAGTGGTACGTATTTCACGATTTAGATTGCTTGGTACAAAAAGATTTTTTTAAAAATTTATTAGAAAATACTACTGAAAATACTAAAGCTATACAAACATTTCATAAAAGAAGAGTTTTATATTTAAATGATTTTTTAACTGACTTAATAATAAGAGAAGAATTAGATGTTAATGATTTAAAAGAAAATAGTGAGGGAGTTTCCCTACCACAATATTTTGGTGCACCTGGTGGGTCAATATCTGTAGAATCTGAAATTTTCTTTGAGGTTGGTGGATATGATCCTGAATTTTTTCACTCTTATGCTCCTGAAGATGCCTTTTTTTGGGAAAAATTAAGTACTCTAACAAACATAAAAATATGTGAAAATCCACATAATGAATTATATCATATGAACCATCCTATTTTACATCATTCTAACCCTAACTTTAGTTATATGTCTAGTATACATAATAAATATAAAGGTTTGGTTAATAATAAAAAAATAGAATTCTTACAATACAAAAAAAACTTATATGGAAAATCATGATACATTTATATTTTTAATATGTTACAATTGTGGTTTAATTGCGAATAAATGTTTAGAAAGTTATCATAAATATCACAACCATCCGATACATATATTTGGTAAAAAATCTGACTTTAGTAACATTGATAATCACAAAAATAACGTGTTCATCGATTTGTCTGACGATGAAGTACTAACATCATCATATAAAAATGGACATTTAGGTACTTCATATATATGGGCGAATGTAGTTACTAAAAAATATGGTAATTACAGTAAAATCATACAAATAGATAGTGATGTCATTTTTTTAAATGAATGTCTAAATGATATATTTACATCTTTTAATGAAGGTTATGATTTAATAGGTGCGAGGAGATCATATAAAACAATACCAAATTTAAAAGATGTAGTGTCTACATTTTTTATTGGTGTCAATCTAAATAAAATAACTAATAGGGAATTTAATAATGTGTGGAGGATGTGTCAAGGGACTTTTAATCCTTACAACCATAAAATAATAGATTTCTTTGACCCTGTATCTTTTGATATATTGTACAATGGGGGTAAAATAAAGTATTTATCTTTTACTGACTATGGTTCTTGTGACGAAAATAATAACTTTGATAATGGGTTTTTGGAAATGAATACTTTATATGATTATGGAAAAAAAATAATTCATTTTGCGGGTATAGGTTCAGGTATGAATTTCCATATAAACGGATCGGGTAATGTACCTAAAACATATGTAGAATGGGCTAAAAATAGGTATAGTCTTTATTTAAAACTTTTTTATGATAAAGATATTGATATTCCTTTTAATAATGACGAATATGAATTGACTAAAAAATTTATTAAATGAAAAACATAAAAATATTTTGCGGTTGGGGTCTTAAGTTTGATTTTTTTAGTGAAAAACAAATAGAATTATATGTTGACCACATACCTAATAATCCAGTACCACCGAATACTTTAAGATTTTTATTTCTTTTAGAACCACCTGAGATAATTAACTTAAGTCAAAGATCATTGCAATCATATAATGCAGGATTTTATAATTACTTACTAACACATAATCAAGAGTTATTAGATAATTGTAAAAACTCAGTAAATTTTCCATTAGCTTCTACATGGATAAAAGATTATAATTTTCCTGAAAAAGAATTTTCTGTGTCTACTTTAGTAGGTGGTAAAAGGATGGCACATGGTCATATTGTGAGACAAAAATTATGGGATAGACAAAATGAAATAAAGAACATAAAAACGAATTTCTACATAAGTGGTAATTTTAAGGGTGGTTTACATAATCGTAACAATAACCCTGTTCTAGGACAAAAAAAGGACCCACTATTTAATTCTCAATTTAGTATTATAATTGAAAATACTTTTAGACGTAATTGGTTCACAGAAAAATTAATTGATTCTTTACAGACTAAAACTATACCCATTTATTTGGGTTGTCCTAATATAAATGATTGGTTCAATATAGATGGTATGTTTATTTGTAATAATGAATCAGAAGTAATAAATGTTTGTAATAGTTTAACATCTGAAACTTACGAAAAAATGTTACCATATGTGGAAGAAAATTATTTAAAATCTATGGGTTATTCTTCTTTAGAGGAAAGATTAATAAAAATTATAAAAGAAAAAATTAAAAATGGGTGATTTTAGAAATTATACTGTAAATGGTATAAAAATGTATAAAAGTGAATTTAATGTGGGTTGGATAAACAAGTATTTAGGTCACGAACCAAAAACATTGATTGAGTTTGGTTCTTATGATTGTGGTGATGGTGTTTATTATAAACAGGCATACCCTAATTGTTCAGTATATTCTATTGAGGCATGTCCTGAAAGGTATAAAATTGTTAAAAATAATGGTGAGTCTTTTAAAATTAAAACTTTTAATTATGCCATAAGTGATTATGATGGTCAAACAATTTTTTATCAAGTAAAAGATCCTAACGTATTAGACGATGAAAAAAAATACGGTAGTTCTGGTTCGATAAATAAAAGAACTGATTTATATAAAAATACTTTTAAACATATAGAAGAACAATCCCCAATAGAAATAGAATGTATAACTTTAAAAAGTTTTTGCGAAAAAAATAATATTAAAGAAATAGATTTTTTACATATGGATGTTGAGGGTGTTGAATATAAAGCAATTAAAGGATTGGGTGAAATAAGACCTAAACTAATATGGATGGAAACTTATTTAGGTAAAAAATATTATGGAGAAAATTCACATAATCCTGAAGACTTAATAAATTTAATGATTAATTTAGGGTATAAAATAGTAGAAAAAACACCCGCAGATTGTTTATTTAGATATGAAAAATAAAAAAATATGAGTTTTGTTTTTAATTTTAAAGGTAACGAAGTTGTTTTTATCCACATACCTAAAAACGGAGGTACTTCTATATCAGAATCTTTTAGGGGATACAACCCATATATAAAAAATAATACAAAAAGACCAAATGAAAGATTTATATACCACCATACATATTTAGAAACGTATAGACTATTCGAAAAAGAGTTGGATAGAAAGTATTTCGCAGTATCTAGAAATCCTTGGGATAGAGCAGTATCTTTTTATAGTTATATACAACAAAACCCAGGTTGTGGAGCACCTGACATACACAAAAAAATTAATGAACATTCTTTAACTTTTGATGATTTTGTGGATATATATACAAATGATACAAGGGATTTTTTTAGACCACAAATAAAATATTTAATTGATGAATTAGATAATATTGTTGTAGACGTTTTAAAGTTAGAAGATATAAATAATGAGGTTAATAGTTATTTAAACATTTATAAAATTAATGACGTTGACATTATAAAAATAAACACGTCAACACATAAGTCATATAGAGATTATTTTTTTTCAGAAAAAACAAAAGATAAAATATATCAGCACGAAAAAGGAATTATAGATTATTGTAAATATAAATTTTAAAAATTATGTATGATAAAAAAATATTAGTCACTGGTGGAAGTGGTATGGTAGGTAGGTCTTTAAAAGATATTATGTCCAATGCAATATATCTATCGTCTAAAGATTGTGATTTAACCAATCCATTAGAAACAGAATTGTTAATTAAAAAACATAAACCTGATGTTATTATTCATTTAGCCGCAAAAGTAGGTGGTATAATGGATAATATTAATAAACCTGCCGAATATTTTGATGATAATGTATTAATGAATACTAATTTATTACGGTTGTCATATAAATATAATGTTAAAAGATTTATAGGTATATTATCTACATGTATTTATCCTGACAAAGTAGATGAATATCCTATGACTGAAGATGTGTTACATTTAGGTCCACCTACACCCACAAACTTTAGTTATGGATATGCAAAAAGAAGTCTTGCAGTTCAGATAGATGCATACAATAAACAATACGGGACAAAATACCAATATCTAATTCCATGTAATTTATATGGTGAGTATGACAAATGGGGGGACAACAGTCATTTTGTTGCAGCTTTATTAAAAAAAATAATTATTGCGGATAAAAATGGAGAAGAAATAGTTAATCTTTTTGGTACTGGCAAACCATTAAGACAATTTATGTATTCTAATGATTTGGCGAAAATTATAAAGTTATGTATTGATAATGAAATATATGAAAGTTTTAACGTAGCAACTAATGAAAATTTATCTATAAAAGAAATTGCAGATATTGTTTTTAAAACGATAAACCCCAAAAATGTTAAAAGATTTAATTTTGATAAAGAAAAACCTGATGGACAGTTTAGAAAAGATGTATCATCTAATAAATTATTATCTCTATTACCTAACTTCTGTTTCACTACATTAGAAGAAGGTATTAAAAATACATATAATAAAATATCAAAATAATTATTTACATTTGGTAAGCAATATATTATAATTAATAAAAAAACATGATAAAATTAGTAAGTGATACAATAGACAGAGAGGATATAAATTCGCTAATAGAATGGTTATCTCAAGATGAAATACCTAGATTGACTAAAGGTGAGTTAACTTGGGAATTAGAAAAAAAATGGGCAAAAAAAATAGGAACTAAATATTCAGTTTTTGTAAATTCTGGTTCATCATCTATTTTATTAACATTAGCTACACTTAAAGAAACAAATAGATTAAAAAATCTTAAAATAGTTGTACCTTCATTAAGTTGGGCAACTGACGTCAGTTCACCAATGTTATTAGGTTATGACACTTTTATGTGTGATTGTAATTTAGAGGATTTATCTTGTGATTTAAAAAAGTTAGAAGATTTATTCATAAAAGAAAATCCATCAGTTTTTATCTTAGTTTCCCCTTTAGGTTTAGTCCCTAATATGGAAAAAGTTATTGATTTGTGTGAAAAATACGAAGTAATATTGTTAGAGGATGTTTGTGAGAGTATGGGTTCTAAATATCAAGGTAAATATTTAGGATCTTTTGGTTTTGCTTCTTTTTATTCAATGTATTTTGGGCACCACTTATCTACTATTGAGGGTGGATTCATTAATACTGATGACGAAGGGTTTTATCACCAGTTATTAATGATGAGAAGTCATGGGTGGGATAGAGATTTACCTGAAAAAGTACAAAAAGAAATTAGAGAATCTTATGGTTGTTCTGATTTTGAGGGATTATATAATTTTTATTTACCAGGTATGAATGTTCGTTCCACTGATTTACAAGCATTTATTGGTTTAAGGGCTATAGATAAATTAGACGACTATTCATCAAAAAGAAGAGAAAATTTTAAATACTACATAGATAATTTAAAAAGTAACATATTAAATTTAAAAGAAAAAGAAAATGATTACGTTTCTAGTTTTGCGATACCAATCGTAAATAAAATGAGAGATTATATTGTTAGAGATTTAATGGATAACGATATAGAAGTAAGACCCCTAATTGCTGGTAATATGGCAAACAAACCAATGTGGAAAGGTAGTAAAGAAAATTTAGAAAATTGCGAATTATTAGATAAAAAAGGTTTTTATATACCAAATCATCAAGACTTATCAAAAAAAGATATGGATAAAATAATAAATATAATTAACAAATATGAGTAAAAAAGCACTAATAACAGGTATTAACGGGCAAGATGGTTCTTATCTTGCAGAGTTTTTATTAGAAAAGGGATATGAGGTTTGGGGTGTAGTTAAAAGAAACTCTGTGTCAGAAACACAATCTGTTAGAATTGACCATATTTTTGAGAAATTAAATTTAGAGTATGCAGATTTAACTGATATGGCATCTTTAGTTAGTGTCTTACAAAAAGTACAACCAGATGAAATATATAATTTAGCTGCACAATCTCATGTTAGGGTAAGTTTTGATCAACCACTATATACCGCAAACGCCACAGGATTGGGAACACTTAATTTATTGGAGGCAGTTAGAATGGTTTCACCGAATTCTAAAATTTATCAAGCTTCATCGTCTGAAATGTTTGGTAATAATACCGATAAAGATGGATTCCAAAGAGAAACCACACCAATGAATCCTGTATCACCGTATGGTTGTGCGAAAGTTTTTTCATATAATATTACAAGAAATTATAGAAATTCATATGGGATGAAAATATGGAATGGTATATTATTTAACCACGAATCTCCTCGTAGGGGTACTAATTTTGTAACAAATAAAGTTGTTAAAGCTGCGGTTAAAATTAAATTAGGTTTACAAGGTAATTTACACTTAGGTAATTTAGACGCAACAAGAGATTGGGGTCACGCTAAAGATTATGTTGAAGCGATGTGGATGATGTTACAAACAGATGAACCTAACGATTATGTTTGTGCAACAGGTGTATCACATTCTGTGAGAGAACTTTGTGAATATGTCTTCACTAAATTAAATTTAAAATACAAAGATTACATTGTTATTTCTGGTAAACATATGAGACCTGAGGAACTAAACGATTTAAAAGGTGATTCCACTAAATTAAGGAGTGAATTAGGGTGGGTGCCTAAATATAGTTTTGAGACTATGCTAGACGAAATGATAGAATATTGGTTAAAATATTATAGTAAATAAACTTTAATTATTATAATTATATAATAAATTTATTATATGAGTAGAAGAAGAAATAAACAAATTCCTGAAGAAGATATTATCGAAATGCAGGAATTCCTTAACAGGAGAAACGTAGAAGAGGAGAAGTTATTTAAAACAATATCCATTAACGTAAAATGTAAAACAGAAAACCAAAAAAAATTAATAGACTCTATTAGAAATAATGAAATAACAATATGTAGTGGATTACCGGGATCAGGAAAGACATTTTTATCTTGTGCGGAGGCAATAAAGTTAGTGACTACTAAAGAAAGGTATAAAAGAATTGTTTTAGTTAAATCTATTACCCCACTTAAAAATGAAGAAATTGGACACTTACCTGGTGATTTAAAAGAAAAGATGGCACCTATTATGGAATCCTTTACTGATAATATTAGAAAATTAATCGGTAAAAGTAGAATGGAAAAACTAATAGAGTTAGGTGTAATAGAAATAGTTCCCATTGCATTTGCCAGAGGTAGAAGTATTGACAACTCAATTATATTAATTGATGAGGCACAAAATATCACATTAGAAAATATTAGAACCCTTATGACGAGAATTGGTGATAATTCTAAAATGGTTATTATGGGTGATGTCAAACAAAAAGACTTAAGAAATAAAAAAGAAAGTTCATTAGAAGTAGTTATTGAAAAATTTAAGGATATCGAAGGTTTCGGTTGTGTAGAACTTAGAAACCCTGAAGATGTTGTAAGAAACCCAATAATTAAAACAATCGAAGAAATTTTTGAAACTTTAGAACCCCAATAAAAAATGAGTGATAAAAAATATACTTTAAAAACAAAAGATAATGAATGTATTAATTCTGTAGAATGTTATTCTTATGAATTTGCATTAGAATATTTTAGTCTTATAAAAAAATTAGACAAAAGACAATTATTAGAAATTTATACAATAGAAAAAGATGAGAATAGGGATAACCGTTGACGGTGTAGTCAGAGACTTTATTACTAAATTTGAGTCTGTTTATGATAAGTATTATCCAGTAGAATTAGAAGAAGGTGAAGAATCCCCTAAAAGAGACATTAAAGATTTAGATCTTTTAAAGTGGTTTAAATTTACTGGTGGTACTGAAGAACTTAATAGATTTATGTATGTAGATTCATCTTTAGAGATTTTTGGACACGCTGGAGAAACCAAAATTAATTCAGTAGAACATTTAAATCAATTACATAATTTAATTGAAGATTTAGGTCATGAACCTATTATTATCAGTAAAGAACTTAATAATAGTAAACCATCTACTCTATTCTTTTTATCTAAGTTATCTTGTAAAGTTAATACAATAAAGTTTGTTAGAAATTACTCAGATAAATGGGATCATGTGGATGTTTTAATTACTGCGTCACCAGATACTTTAGTTTCTAAACCATTAGATAAAGTTTCTATAAAAGTAATTAATACTTACAATAAAATGTGTAATTCTGATTATACTATTGTGGATTTAAAAGAATTATTAGACGATAAAAAATTGTTAGGTAAAATATTAGGTACAGAAACTATAGAGTTCGAGGACGTTTAATATTTACTTATTACAAAAATAAAGTTAAATTAATAAAAAAATCATATGGATAATTTACTATTAGAAATTGGAGGTAAAGAATTATACCTCGACATCGACAGATTGTCAGAAATAGTTCGAATAGAACAAGAACCACTTCCAATAAAAGTAAATGAAGGAAAAGATGGTGATGATGAAGAACCTATTACCGATACAGGTGGGTTACATATTGACGTAACTAAATACGAGATGTATAGGGAACTGATAGGTGGTATAATGATGTACAACGAAGAAGTAGATAATAAAATGGGTGTTGTTGCACTTAACAACGCAACTATACCTTTTAAGATTGCCTTTAACACTCTGTTGATGAAAGGAATTCTTAAAGAATTATAATAATAAAAAGTAATAATGTTATGAGTGAACAATTAGACAGAATTAAGAATAGTATCGAAAAAATTAACAACAAAGATTTTGGTATTTATTTCTTTACTATCGACACCAAAGGTAACCCAACCGCAGGTGTTGCGAGAATTTACGAACACGTAAAAAAATTAAGAGATTTAGGGTACAACGCTCAAATTCTTCATGATAAGAATGATTATAAACTTAGAGAAGATGAAGAAGGTATGGGTATCGCAGAATGGTTAGGTGAAGAATATGCAAACCTACCACACGTTTCTATCGAATCACAAAAATTACAAGTTGGTCCTTCTGACTTTGTTGTAGTACCTGAAGCATTTGCAAGTATTATTAAACAAACCGCAAACTTCCCTTGTAAAAGAATTGTATTTGTACAATCATATGAATACATATTTGAAATGTTGGAGATCGGTGAAGGTTGGGAACAATTTGGTATTAGAGATGTGATTACTACGAATCAAAACCTTAGTAATTATGTTAATTCAGTTTTTAGAGGTATGAGAACTGATATCGTACCTGTGGGAATCCCATCTTTCTTTAAAGATAGTGATAAACCTAAAATCCCTACAGTGGCGATGGTTGCGAGAGATAAAAGAGAATTACTTAAAATTGTGAAAGTATTCTATCAAAAGTATCCACACTACAGATTTGTAACATTTAGAGATATGTCAGGATTACCTAGAGAAACGTTCGCAAAAGAATTGGGTCAATCTTTCTTAGGTGTTTGGGTTGATGAACTTTCTAGTTTTGGTACATTCCCATTAGAATGTATGAAATCTAACACACCTGTAATTGGTAAAATTCCTAGAATGGTACCAGAATGGATGGGTAATATTGATGAGAATGGTAATTTAAATCTTGTTGATAATGGTATTTGGACTCCTAATATGAACGCAATTCCTGATATTATCGCAACTATGGTTGGGTTGTACTTAGAAGACGCTCTTCCTGAAAATGTGATGAATGGTATGAAAGAATGGGGTGATAAATATAGTGTAGAAGATTCTGATAAAGTTCTTTCTGAAGTTTATGATGGTATTTTTAAAAGGAGGGTAGTTGAATTAGAAACCACATATACCCAACTTAAAGAAAAAGAGGAAGTAACAACTGAAAATAACGAAACAAATGGCTAAAGGACAAGTTAATTCGTACTCACCTAACCCAAGAAGGAAAAGAAAAGGAGTACACTCAAAAACAAAACGAAGTAAATTAAAAACTAGTAAACTTTATAAAAAAAAATATAGAGGACAAGGTAGATAACAATTAAAAAATAAAATATAAAATGGCGAATATTACAGTAATAGTACCAGTACACAAATTAGAAGAAAGTTATATTGTAGGATGTATTGAGAGTATTAAAGGACAAAGGGTTAAACCTTCAGAAGTTTTGTTTGTTACATCAAACGATGAGGCAATAAAAAACTATTTAAATAATTACGACTTTGGAGATTTAAAAGACGTAACTAAAGTAATTGAAAACGAGACAGGTAATTATGATTTCCAATCACAAATTAATTATGGTGTTGAAAAAAGTACTGGAGATTATTTTACTTTTGTAGAATATGATGATGAAGTGTCTCCTATTTGGATTAAAAATGGGTTAGATTATATTAAATCATATCCTGAAGTGGGGGTATTTTTACCAATAGTATATGAAACTGATGAAAATGGTAGATTTATTTCATTTACTAACGAAAGTGTTTGGGCTAAAGACTTTTCTGAACAAATTGGTTATCTAGATAATAATACATTACAAAGAGTACAAAATTTTAACTTCGATGGGATGATTGTTAAACGAGAAACATTCTTAGAAAATGGTGGACTAAAATCTAATATGAAACTTACATTCACCTACGAATTCTTATTAAGAATGTCTTATCTTTCTATCCCTATTATGGTTATCCCTAAATTGGGTTACAAACATACTAACAATAGAGAAGGTTCTTTATTCGTAGAATATAAGACTACTATCGATGTTTTAGAAAGTAAATTTTGGGTAAACAAAGCAAAGAAAGAATATTTTTTCACTGAAGACAGAGAAATAACATATGAGGTATAATAAAAATTATGATGTCGGAAGAACCCAAAAAAAGGGGTCGGAAGAGAACATCGAATTTATATTTTGGACCTGATCAGGAGGAAGCAGTAGTTAAGTTTTTAACAAGTGAGTCATATAGTGAAAGAAATAAAATTTACAATGAATTTCTAAAAGACCCAATAAACAAGATGGTTGAGTCCATCATACGAAGGTATAAGTTATATAGAAAAGAATACGAATACGAAGACGTACACGCAGACACACTTTCTTTTTTAATTACTAAAATGCATAATTTTAAACCTACTAAGAATAAAAAAGCTTATTCTTATTTTGGTACAATCTGTAAACATTATCTTTTAGGTCAACTTATTAAGGATGATAAAAAGATAAAATCTGATGTTTCTTATGAAGATGTATATAACACAGTAGAGGCAATGGATGAACAAATGTATAGTATTGATGATCAAAAAATGCAATTAGATGACTTTATTAAAGAAATATCTGCAAGCATAAAGGCGGAAATACAACATACTAAAGTTTCTGAAACAGAATATAAGGTTGGTGATGCATTAATTAAAATTTTAGATAATTGGGAAACAATATTTGAGCAAATAGAAAGTGGTAATAAGTACAATAAAAATTTAATACTTTCTTACGTCAGAGAAATAACCGATTTATCGACAAAAGACATAAGAGTTGGTATGAGGAGATTTAAAAAGATGTACGTACTCATCAAAAATGACAAAATAGATGACGATTTGTTATAAAAAAATAAAGGAAAGATATTTATAATAAAACAAATGTTATGTCAAGGCCTAAAAAAACTAAAATTAATTTAGATAAAGATAGTTTACAAGAATTAATGCAGGAAATTTATAATGATTGTAATAACATTATGAATAGTGCTCGTAGAGAACTAAATGAAAGAAAAAGTAGAGCAGAGATTGAAGACAATAATGATGAATACCAAATAGGTAAAGTCAATAATGAAACTATAAAAATTATTGAGAGTACTGTCGACAAAAAAATTGCACTAGCAAAATTACAAAGTCAGATATTAGGTAGTAAATCTGACGACACAAATAAAACTTCAGATAACAGTATTACTGAAGAAGATAAAAGTATTCTTAGAGAATTATTTAAAGAAAAATCTGAAAACAAAAATACAGAATACGACATAGAATAATTAATTATGAGCGATAAGTTTAGGAATGTTGTATGTAAACCTGGAGATTTAATCACAGACACTAAGAGGCAGATATTAGAATTAATATCCCTTAACCAAACAATATGTAATAATTTACCTGACTTAAGTGTCCCAAATTTAATACCTGAGGTTCCAGATTTAAACCCAAGTCAAAAAGTTATGGACTTTTTGGCTGATATTTTAGCACTAATTTCAGGAATTAACTTTGAAGAAATGCGTTTACAACTAATTAGTTGGTTAGTTGAACAATTACAACCATTATCAGAAGACCTATCTATAAATTTCATAAATTCAATTAAAAGTTGTTATGCATGCAAAATAAACCCTAAAATACCTGAATGGTTATATCAGATACAACCGTCTACCATTGTTTATGATCAAAATAACCAACCTATCCCAAATAGTGGGACAAATGGTGTTGGATTTAATGTTGAGTTAAATAAAATAGACTTAACTTGTATTTTTGCTGCTGATCCAAATACTGACATAGGTAAATTATTTTATGATGGTAATTCCACCACCGACATCAATGCATTTTTATGGGAGGTGATACAATTAAATGGTAGTCCTTTAATTTGGAGTGACCCGACAAATGGAAAACAAATATTAGAGGTACGATATTACGAAAATAGTCCTATCGCGTTTACACAAAGAGACGGTACAGTAGCATACCAAAATATAGAACCTAGACCTAGAGTTTTTAATTTTAGAGTAATTAATCAAACATATTATAATAAAACCTTAATTAACGTATTAATTGATTATTTTAATAGTCAACAACCTCTTTTTGATGTAGATAAAGTCATACCAAACGTAATTGACTTATTGTATGGTACACTTACAAATAAAATCGATTTGCCAGATGAATGTTTAAATAGAGTTGTTGAAATGGAAGCTTCCATAAATGACTATTTAGATAATGGTGTTGGAAATGGTAATACAGAATTCACTTTTGATGATAGTTTTTATACTTTTGATAGTAATCAACTATCGAATATAAAACAAAAAGTAAAAGAAAAAAAATTAGGTATAAAAGAATATAAAAATTGTTGTGGTAAAAATATAAGCTCAATATCCTTCGACACCGTTTTAAAAATAAATGACGAAATTAAAAATAGTGTGGGATTACAACAAAGAATAAATACATATAATAAAGCTTTAGATGATTTAATTAATGAATCTGTCGATAAAGTAAAATCTTTAGAGAAAGATGCTGCTGCGGGAGAATTTCTATCAAATTTTATTACCTCATTACAAATTGCTTTGGCTAAATTAGTATTATCACCAAAGAACCTACTAATGTTAAATCTCTTTTATTTTTTAGTAAATGGTAAACCTGTTACTGAAATTAGTATAAAAAAGATATTAAAGGAATTTGAATGTATAATAGTAGATATATTAAGTGAACTTTTAAGAAAATTAATTTATGAATATTTATTACCTTTAGTTATTAAGGCATTAAAAAATTTAGTTAAATGTGTTATCACAAAAAAAATTAAAGAAAAAAATATAAACTATTTGAAATCAAAACTTAGTCTATTACCTGGATTTGTTAACGATAAAATAGAAGATGTTAATAATTTATTTGGTAAATCTGAAAAGGTGGTAGATAAAGTGAGAGGGTTTACTGATAAAGTTAATTTAAACTCTTTAAATAATATTAATCTACAATCTAAAAAAGGTGGTAGATTCTGTGATTAAAAAATAAAATTATGGCAAACGGATTAATTACATCAATAGAAGCAATTGCGGGGATATTTAAAAACTTATTTACCCCCTCAACACCATTACAACCAATTACAAAAGAAGAAATTCTTATTGGTACTAAATTTAGAGAAGGATTAAGTGCAATTGATATTGCATCTAAAATAATTGAACGTAAAAAGGAGATTGGGGTCGGAATTGGTCCACTACCCAGTGGTGCAGAAAATATAGATCTACAAATGGAAATTATAAGGGTTGAGGAAATATTAAACGCTTTATTAACAAAGGCGAAGATTGAAGTTGCCATACCTCCAGGTACTTTAGTACAGGCAACTGGTGGTAATGCTGGGGGCCCAATAGTTGTTGTAGGAACAACGACATCAATAAGTAAAGGGGAGGGTATTATTAGATAAATGTATGGAAAATAGTGCAGTAAATTGGGAAAATATGAATAACGCATCAATAAAAATGCATTTAGAAGAATTATTAAATCAACAGAAAAGTATTAAAGATAAGATAATAAAATTATCTGAGAAATTAGAATCTGTTGAAAAGGAATACTTATATGGTAATAAAATTTTAAGTAAAAGATATAGTGGAGAATAAATATGAGCAATTATTATAGTGATAGCACCAATACTAACGTAATACCTATTATTAGAATGGGTGAGGTTGTTTCTATTATAGATAGTACTAAATCAGGTAGAATACAAGTTAGAATAACAGGTATTGATGATAAAGAATCTAATCAAAGTCTAATTAAATGTGTACCATTATTACCAAAATACCTAATAACGCTACCAAAAGTAGGGGAGTCTGTTTTTGTGTTCCAATACGAAAATAATAGTTCCTCACCCACGTCTTCATTTAAAACTAAAAGATTTTGGATTGGGCCATTAATTACCCAACCTACAAAACTTGAGGGTGAACCTTATAATTCTTCTTTATCTATATTACCTGATGGATACACTAAATTAAAAGACCCTAACTTAGAAATAGGTACATATGGTGAAGATGAAGATATTATTTTACAAGGTAGGTACAATACCGATATAATACAAAAAGACAGACAAATTTGGTTAAGAGTAGGTAAATATATAGACGAATCACCAAATAAATTCAACGGTAAAAATTTAGGGTACATTCAATTAAAGTACGGTGGGGAAAAATTAAAAAGGGAAATTGTAGAAAAAGAAGTTGTTAATTATGTTTCTGAAACATATACTGTAGTAATAACAGTTAAAATTAATACTATAACTAATTCTGGATTTATTTTGTCTGGTAATCTACCTAAAGATAGTTATAGGCAAGGTGATATAAATAGAACAGAATTATTCGTCACAGTTAACGATGCAGAAAATTCTAATGTTTTAACTACATTTCAAGATTTAAATTCTTTTACTGGTGTAGAATCTAGAGATCAAGCATTAACAAAGGCAAAAGAATTTGTTGATTCCTTTACATCATCCAACCCAAAATGGAAAATTAAATCTACCGCAGAAGATTTTATAAAAATATATGGTGGTAACGATGGAGTTGCGATTTTTAGATCTCAACCTATAGAAGTAAAAAAGAAAATTAAAGATATAAAAATAACAAAAAAAGAATCTGTAAATAGTAGTGTTATTAATGTAGTTGCAAATAAAATTAATTTATTAAGTCATGACTCAAAATCACAGACATTTAATTTAACCGACCCTAAAGGTTTAATAACTGATGAAGAACAAGTAAAAATAAATAATAAAGCACATCCAGTTGTTTATGGTGATAATTTAGTAGAATTTTTAGAGTTAATTAAAAAATTTGTATCATCTCATGTTCACCCATACAATGGTTTACCCCCTGATCCTAGTACTATTACTACAGATGTTTTACGTTTTGATTTAAATACTATATTAAATAAGAACATTAATACTAATTAAGATATTTATTAATAAAAAGATATGGTAACTAGAACTTACGTAGATAAAAACAACACAATTATATTTGGAACACAAGTCAACACTGGTAGAAATCCTATTGCTCAATTATATTATGGTGGTAAAGAAACGCAAGAAGATTATACAAGACATCTACTATATTTTGACGTTACAGATTTACAGGAAAAATATAATAATGGTGAGTTAGGTGATTTATCTAATGTAACCCATACTTTAAGAATGACAAATACTTCATTTTTTGATCAAGATTTACAGGCGCAGAAATTATTAGATGGTAAACAAAGAACTTCTTCATTCGATTTAAATTTATTTAGAATTAATAAATTTTGGGATGAGGGGTGTGGATATGATTACGAAAAATTTATTAGTATTCATCCTAGTGACGATATTACATTTGTAGAATCTGCGAGTAATTGGATTAACGCCACTACAACAGATTTTTGGGATGAACCAGGTGTGTATTCAGGTTCACCTTCTGGAATTACAGTAGCGACACAACATTTTGATAAGGGCAATGAAAATATTGAAATGGATATTACTGATGAAGTAAATAGTTTAATTACAGGTGGTACAACAAATTATGGTTATGGTTTATCATTCGAAAGAGATTTAGAAACTAAATTAGTCGTCCCTTCACAATATGTGGGATTTTTTACTAGACACACACAAACATATTATGAACCATTTGTAGAAACAAATTATAACAACCCAATTAAAGACGACAGGAAGAACTTTTATAGAGGAAAGGTTAATAGACTATACTTTTACACTAATCTAGGTACAGATCCCACTAATTTAGATTCTAAACCATCTGTAACCATTAATGACGGAAATGGTGCTATATTTTCTTCGTTCACGAGTAATGACGTAGTACAACAAACACAAGGTGTTTATTATATAGAACTATTTGTACCTATATCATCTTCAGATTGTACAATATTTACAGATACTTGGTCAGATATTACAATCAATGGGATTAATCGTCCAGATGTGACTCTACAATTTGAAATTAAAGATGATACCGAATATTACAATTTTGGGGATGATGAGGGTGTTCCTATTGAATATACAGTTAATTTAAGTGGTATTAGGAGAGATGAAAAAATTAAAAGGGGTGATTATAGAAAAGTATTTGTAAATGCTAGAATACCTTATTCAGTAAATGAAAGTTCTGTTATAGATGGTTTACAATACAGATTATACATTAAAGAAGGCCCAACTGAAGTTAATGTTATTGAATGGAATGATGTTAATAGAACCTATCTTAAAAATTATTTTATATTAGATACTTCTTGGATGATTCCTAATGAATACTTTATAGATATAAAATTAACTTCTAATCAGTTAGTTAAAACATATACTAATACATTGAAATTTAATATAGTTAATCAAGTTGACTATCTACATTAATACTTTCTATATTACTAGGTAATTTAAAGGTAGTCTTAGAGATTTTTTCAATAACGTCATCTGCAATACCTAAAATAACTTTCTCAAAATTATCATATGTTAGTGGTTTAGGATATGGGGCCTCAAATACCATTAACTCTTCATCTACTCTAGATTCATCTTCACCAAACTCAGTAAAAACTTGCACCATAAAATTATTTTGATTAACATCATTTTCCCAAGATTCTTCACTTATATATTTATCTACTTTTATACCTTCTTTATCCATTGCGAAGAAAAGAATTCGAACCATAATCATTCTTTTACGTCCCTCTGAAGTGTATACATAACGATTACCAATATCCCCATTAGTAAATGGAATGTATAAAGTAAAACCTCTATATCCACTCCATAACCTTACTTCTCTGTCATCATCAAATCCCGAATCCCTATCGATGTTTATTCTAACATTGTCATATGCTACATTGTCATATTTTTTAACTAAATTTTCCATTAAGTTACTAAAGTGTTCAAAAAACAGATAAGGTATAGGTGAATTTTTTCTTAATGTCCTAATTTCACCGAATAATCTATTATAATTCCAAAAATATGTTTTACTTAACCCATATGCATCTTCATATGGTAAATTTAATGTTTCTATTAACCAAGCCGCAACCTCCCATTGATTAAAGTTCTTTTTACCTTCTTCATCTTTCATAGGGTCACCATAATGTTTATTTAACATTTTGAAAATTTTCTTTTCTACTGGTGTAAACTCGTTGGTAACATCTATTAATAAAGATTCTAATAGTACGTGTTTCTTTTTGATTCTCATATACAATACAAATATAATAATAAATATGTAGTAAAACAAAAAAAGGGTAGAAAAAATCTACCCTTTTAGTAACATATATAAAATTGATTATCTCAATTCGTTAATGTCAAACGTTTGAACTCCGTCAACTGTTACAACACCATAGAAACGGTTGTTAACCATTTTCTTAGCGTATCTAGTCATGATACCCTTAGTCGGTGCGAAGTTGAATGGATTTTGTAACGTAGGAGTCAATTGTAGTGGTACGTAAGGTGCGTAAATGTACCCAGTATCCAACAATGACTTACCTTTATGTCCAATGATGATTGAGTTAGCCGGTGCATATGGATCACGATATACAGTATATCTTCCTCCTAATGAACCAATTTTCTCAATACCCATATTGTACTGATCTTGCTCAGGATTAGCGTTTGATACGTGGAAGTACTCCAAATCATCAAAGATAGCAGAAACTTCAGACGAAACTACGATGAAGTTAGCACCACCTCTAAGAGTTGATTTATGAATTTGAGCTGAGATTTGGTTGATTTTAGTAATCAACGTTTGATTCCACTCTTTTTGAGTATAAGCGTTGAAACCTCCACTTGAAGTTCTCTTCCATCCGTTGTAATCCCATCTCAATTGCCAAGCTGAACCAACTCTCAAGTCTCTTAGGATCTCTCTATCGATTTCCGCCGCAACTTGCTCAGACAATAATGCCGTAAGTTCTGCTTCTGCATCAATGTTATGGAATGCACTAACGTCTTGTGCCAATTCTGGTGACCAAGTAGCTCTTAGTTTTCTTTCTGTTACAGAAACCACAACTTCATCAAGTTCGAAAGATACTTCTCCCATTTCAGTTGCGAATTCTAATGACTCATATTGTCTCCAAGATACAGTTAAACCTGTAAGTGGTGAACCTGAAGCTGCACCCACATATCCATCAAAGTTAGCAGATGAACAATCGATACATGCTGGGTGAGTTAAATCTAACTCAACCAATAGACAATCATCAGGTGTACAGATTGACCCATTTCCACTTGAACCTGGATTGTAATCTACAATACCTCTTCCGTATTTTTGAGCTACCAATCTAAATGGAATAGCACCACCAGCTGAGATAATTGTGTTTCCGTCAGCATCTAAAATAGCATCAGGAGTAGTAATAGTTAATGAAGCTAAGAAAGTTTCACTATCCATTTCATTTCCATCAGGTCCAGTTAATCTTCCTGCGTTAGTATCTGAGAAACCAGTAACACACATTTTAACTTGTCTGTGTGAACCATCTGATGCTAATGGCTGCGAAGTCAATGCAGTTGGGGTTTGAGTTCCGTCTGAATTAAGAACAACACCATAGTAACCTTTAGTAGTTAATACTGTTTGTCTACCTTTAGATTTATCATATAAACCATCGTTATAAAATAAATCATAAAGAGATTTAGTTTCAAACGAAGTCAAAGTAGTACCATTACAAGCTGAAATAGTACACTCAGGAAGTGCCCCATTACCATCTAAGTTAGAACCATTTAAAGGTACTTGTGTAGTTGATGTTTTAGGTACAAAGAAGAATAATTTTCCAATTGGCATGTTCATCGCTTGTACCGATACGATATCGTTAGCCAATAATTTAGAGAATACTCTACGTACAATTGGGAAAACTACTGTCTCGAATGAACCTGATGAATCAGCCGAAGTTGACTCATTAAGTAAAGAAGACGCTTGGTTTTCGTACAATTGTGCGATGTTCTCTTTTACGTGACCTTTCAACCCTTCTAGGAAACCTAATTTGTTCCACTTAGAAATAGTTTTAGATCTGATTTGCTTTAGGTGCTCAAGTCCGATGTTTCCGACTTCACCTGAATTTAACAAATGTCCCATTTTTATTTTTTTTAGTTTTTGTTATTTAATTATTATTATGAGATTCTTCTCATTAAATCTTTAATTGCCGTAATCTGTGGATCTACATATGCAGTAGACTCATTAAGATTAGTCGACTTTGAAGATTCTATAGTCTTATTAACTTTTCTTTCAATAGACTCGTTAATTGGTTTCGCGTTATCCAACTCAGTCTTAATTGTTTTGTAAATGTTCTTAGACTCTTTAATCGACTCTGCATTGTCAAACCTTTTAAGGATATCCATTTTTTCTTTTTTAGTTGTCGAATGCTCGGTGAATAGTCTATTCACATACGCTAAGTTTGTGTTGAACAAAGCAACTTCATTAAGTTTGTCTTTGAATACATTGAGTGCTTTCTTGTACTCTTCGTTTTTAGATTTTAACTCTCTGTATTCTTTCATTATCTTAGTTTCAGAAACTGTAGATGTCTTTGGTTTTCTATTGACAACTGGTTTAACAGTTCTCTTAGATTCTGTAATGATAGGTTTACGAACTTTTCTAGATTCAGAAAATCTTGACCCGTCTCTACGTGTTGGATTGTGTGATGCACCATGTCTACGATTTCCTTGTCTAGCATAACCTCTAGTTCTTGCAAGACCTTCTTCTATTTCATCTTCTTCAGACTCATCTTCCATAGATCCCATCATTTCCATCAAATCAGAATCATCATCTAATTCGATTTCATACATCGTCTCATCCTCACCTAAAAAGTCTTGTTGCATTTCGTCATCTTCATACATTGCACCATCACCACATTCGTAACAGTCACCTTCGTCCATAGAATCCCACATTTCATCCATAGATTCCTTAATGTAATACTCTGCTCCCGTTTTGTTATCTGTCAAATGAATACCATCTGCGTCTTTAACTACTTCTACTTCATCATCGTCAGAGAGTTTTTTGAAAACTTTAACAACTTCTGCGTCAGACGCACCTGTTAAGTCCATTACTTCTTCTCCTCCAGTATCAGAAGGTAATTCAAAATCAAATTCTAGTTCATCACCTCCCTCAACTTCTTCACCTTCACCAGCATCTAAATCTAGATCAGTGTCTAAGTCAAGTTCAACGTCATCAACCTCATCAGATTCTTCAGAATCCAAATCCAATTCTTCTTCATCAGATTCTTCTTCATCATCGACATCTAATTCAACGTCTTCTTCTTCATCATCGGACCCTTCAACTTCAATATCGTCCATTTCCATCTCGTCTTCATCAGAGATTTCTTCTTCTTCGTCTTCCTCTTTTTGTTCTCTTAAAGACGACTTAACGATACTTTCAAATTCCTTGGACATATGTGCCGCAAGCATTTCTTTCGTATTGGCTTTTAAGGCATCCTCTAAAGACTTTGCTTCTAGTAAAGCCTCTTCGATGATTGATTTCTTTTTTTCAGCCATTTTACTTTTGTTTTTTATTTTGTTATTAAATTATTATTTATGCACTAATAGTGCATTTTCTAATAAATATGCAATATTTCCTAAAAGTGTTAAATATTTTACTAATCGAGTAAAAAATTATTTAGTGAGTCTTTTAGGTTTATAGTTTCTTCTTTAGATTTTGATTCAGACATTTGTTGTTCTCTACTAGGTTCTTCACTATAAATCCAAGAACCTGGTGTAGATGGTGAGGTAACAATATCCCAACAAATTAACTCAAAGTCATCTTGTACCATATTCTTACCACCTTCTTTTTCCAAAGAACCTACACCCCTAGATGATACGCCAATCTTTAATCCTTTTCTTAAATAATTTGCTACTCTGTCACCTTCACAAGATATGATTCCCTGATTTACGAATCCTGGTGACATAATGATTTCTAGTTTACCCATAAGTACATTACCTTCCCACCATAAGTCTACCACATTATGGGAAATTCTACTTACTGCAACAATAGATGATTCTGGATGATCCGCCTCACCTAATGCCCTTTTCTCTTTAACTAATTTAAGGTAATTTTCCGCCTCTCTTCTAAGGATTGCCTCAGGGTATACTCTTTCGTTTCTGTTTTCCACCCCATACTTTTGCATTACTGCATAAACAACCAAAGGTTCCTCTATAATAGGTTGACCTTTGGTTAAGTTTGACATTTCACTAATAAAGTGCCGATTATCTTTTGGAGAAATGTATCCTGCATCATATTCGATAAGGATACCTTTCTTTTTTATCTCATTCTTTTTTAATATTTCCATAATAATGATATACTTTATTTATAAATATACCACTATGTTAAAAAATTACTTTTTTCTCTTATGGAAAGTAAAAACGGAATTGTTTTCTAAACAATCGTTAACAATATCACTAATGATTTTTTTTGTACTCTCTACTATTCTAGGTCTGTTTATAGGTAAGTGTCTCTTTTGGTAGAGTGTTATTTCACAAGACATAAAACTTCTTTTTTCTACTGATAATCCCGAAGTTCTCATATCTAAATCTACGATATATTTATCATCGTAGAATAATTCTTCGTTTAAAGAATTGTTTAGTTTTTGTTTTATTTTTTTTCTTATGTTACTTAAAAAGTAATCATAATTCATATTCTCATCTAATTTATCTAATTGTCCCCACGCAGATAAATTAATATATAGACTCTTTGATTCTTTGTTATTAACGGTACCGATTTTAGTTTTATAGTTTTCTAATAAATCTAACTTGATTTCTTTTCCTAATTTCATTCATAATTTCTTTCATATAATGTTATTTTTAAAGTTTGTATTACAATTATAGTAATTGAATCGCGAAATGTCAAATTTGGGAATAAAAAAACCCACTATAGTAGCGAACTTTAGTGGGTAATAAATTGTCCGTAGACAATAACGGTCCTAATCCGTTTTATTTTATAGATCCGTTTAAGTCATAAATCTTACTAATATCTGTACTGAAAGTATCTAAACTATAATTAGTATTTAACAATTTATCTTTAACTTTTAATAATTTATCTTTTAAATCTAAATCAGAAGATTCATTTAATTTATTATCTATTGTATCAATACACTCTCTTTTAAGTTTTTTGAAAATGTTTTCTTTATCTTTGTTAGATCCGTTAAGTACAGTTTTAATGATTTCTTTTTCAGATTCTGAAATGTTAGAATATCTTGAATTAAATTTATTAACCGCCAATTTTGTTAATACGCTAGGTGGTAAATCAACACTTTCTGTAACAACCTCTTCAGTATCTTCTTTTTCTAACATTACTTTAATAATGTTATTAATAGATTCATTTATCTTATTAATATTAGAAGGAGTTTTTTTTGTATTTACTAAATAAAGAACATCTTTATAGAAAGAATCATTTTCTTTTACTATTTTATTACCTTTAAGTAATTTTAAAAAGAATTCATTACCCCTCTTAATGTGAGTTTCATTTAATGATTTTAATAGGGAAATGTTTTCTTTAACATATTCTCTCGCCTCAACGGAGTCATCAAACTTAGTATTTTGTAAATTACTATAAATTAAGTATTGATCCTTAAGAGTTTTATTTTCTTTGATTATTTTTAAAAACTTAGAAAATAGTTTTTTACCCTTATCATTTTTTTTAATTACAGATTCTATAACTAAATTTTTAAAGGTATCTTTAATATTACCAAAATTGTTCATATTCTTTTTTATTAATAAATATTCTAAATTTATAAAAAAGTTCTATTTTGTTAAATTATCAATTTCTTTTGTTATATCATTAATTTTAGAGTTAAGTATTTCAGTATCTTTTTCTACATCATCTAAGTTAAATAATTTTTCATTTTTATCTAAACTTTCCATAAGCCTATTAAGGTAAATGTTTTGGTACTTCTTTACTTTTTCTTCGTATTTTCTTTTTTCTTGTTCTAATAAAAGATTTTCTGTTTTCTTAATTGATTCTTCTGTTGGTGCTGGTTCCGCAGCAGGTTCTTCACCACCACCTGTATCCGCTCCAAATCCACCTAAATCACCACCTGTATCGCCACCTAATCCACCGCCTGTATCACCACCTAATCCACCACCTGTATCATCTCCCTCTGCAGGTGCACCCCCCGCTATAGCGGAGAAGTCGCCATAGAGTTTGTCTACTCTATCAAAGATACCAGTTTTCTTAATTATAGTTGCAGTTTGTTCCATCTCAGCTGCGGCTGCTTTTTCTAATCTTTGTTGTTCTAAATCATTTCTGATTTCTTCTTCTGACATACCTAAAATTTCTTTCTTTGCTCTTGTCATAGACATTGCACCAAACCCATTTCCTGCATCAGCGACTGCATCTTTATAAAGTGTTACTTTTAATTGGGTTTGCTCCACCTTTAACATTTCCGCCTGTGTAGAAGGATTATTAAGCGTTAAGGTAAAGTTCTCCAACTCATCCTCTAACCCTAAAATATATAAATGAATAATTGCAATTTTATTTAATTCTTGCAACATTGCCTGTTGTATTCTATTTATAGTCCTAGCAAATCTAATATCTTGTAATGCTAAATTTTTTCCTTCACCATTAACTTCTTCAAAACCTAAAAATGGTTTTGGTACTCTAAGTGCGGTAAATAATTTTTTCTGTAGATATTGAATATCTGCTATCTCAGATAGGTTAGTCGCACCCGCTAATGTATCTATTGGTGAGGGTGCGTTTGCGTCTCTAACGGGAATGAAGTAATCTTGATCCTGTGCCATCTGATTATATCTAGTATCTATTTGTCCTGTGTTCTGATCAATAACAGGACTCCTCTTAAAGTTATTTGCAATTTGGTTAACATACGCAGGTACATCTTTTTCGTCTATATTACCGACAAATATTTTAAATATTCTCCTTTCTGGTGCTCTTGTTACTCTATATATTAACATTGCGTCTTCAGAAAGTAATAATTGCTTCCATATCCTTCTTGCTTTTTCTAACATAGAAGTACCATAAGGTAATCTTCTGTCATCACCTAATAATCTAAAATGTGCAATTTGCCAAGCATTAAATTCAATATCTCTTTGACCCCAAACAAACTTAACTGGATTAAATTTATCTGTTTGTTTATTCATAGAATTCTCACCAAAACCCTCATTCTCCTTCCTACTAATCTCAATATTGGGTAATTGTTTAACACCTGTGATACCATCTTCACTATCAATATTTAAATAAAGAAAATCGTCCCCATACTTACAAACATTTCTAGTCCACATTGGTAATGATGTGTGTATATCTAATCTATTAAAAAACAAATCCTCTAATATTCTTCTAACCCTTCTACTTTCAGAAAATATATTAATTACTTTATTTTCTGAATTTAATGTAGTAGACTCTTCCATCATAATATCTAAAGCCGCTGCAATTTCAGGAAAAAATTCCATACCCTCAAAATCTGCGTAAGACGCCAATCTAGTTGTTTCATAATAAATTGAATGTTGGTAAATTTCATTATCTACCTTTTGCCATTGATTCGCTAAATAAGCATCTTGTTGTCTCTTAAGTTTCTCAAACTCATACTCTTCTTTAGACTTAGTTTTTAGAAGTTCTTTATCGTTTATAGAATATCTAGATTTATTTTGTGGTCTGTTTATCTCTGGACCGAATAAATCATTTAATTGTTGGAATATCGTTTTTCTCGCCATTTTATTAAATATACTTTGTTACTATTATAATAAATATATCAAAAATCTAAATACTATTTAAATCCGAATAACCAATTATATTCACCATTATCGTTATTACCATTATTTGGTTGTTTTGGGTGATAGGTGGGTGTATTTGTGTAAAAAGGATTTACATGTTGTTGTTCACTAAATAATGGTTTAGTATTTTTATTTGACACATTTACCCAACTCTCTAACATTGCCTTAGTCTGTTTCTCAACCTGTTCTAATTTCTTAAAAGAAGTTTGTATTATGAATATTGCCATAGAATAAGCCATAATAATATCATCATGATACCCTTCCATATGATCTGGCCTACCACCTTTATAAACAAAAGTCCTAAGTTCAGATATCATTCTTTGTGAACGTATAATAGTTTTATTTTCTCTAACATGTTCTTCTAATTCAGAAACCATTTGTAAACGAGTATTACCGACATTAAATCCGGGTACCTTATCACCCTCTTTGTATACTGTTTTTGCATATTTCTCAGATAACTTTCTACTTTTAGGGTCATCGTAATGAAGATGTTTATACTCCATTTCTAAAAGTTTTAACACAGTTGCAACACCCATACCACCTGTAATATCTACCACAGTATATGCGTTATACATATTACCATACTTATATACTATTTCTGCTAAAATATCTGGAGGTAATTTATGTTTAAATTCCGCAACTTGTTCTAAATTCTCAAAGTCCAATATTACAATAGTGGAACTATCTTTACCATCACCCCTACTAACATCAACACCCATTATATATTTATGTCCCACTTCAGGTTTTTTCCATATCCACATACTTTTTTCTACCTCAGCCGCAAATTCTGGATCCTTTACAAAATTTTCTTCGTGATATGTAATATATTCATCATCTACTACATTACCCCCTGAACCAATAAATGAAACATCGAGTTCTTGTGCGATTTTCTTAGGGTCACCCATATCTGCTGCCATCTCCTCATACCAAGGAGATAATGGTTTCCAACCATCTTTTACCATAACTTCATAATACTCTATAGTAGATTCATCTGTCTCATATATATTATCCATATATTCCCAACGTAATTTAGTTCTACCAACAGTATCACACACTATCTTTTCTTCTTTTTCGTCCTCACCCCTAGTCCAATAAAGACCTCTGTTATAACGGATATCGTGATACCACTTCATCTCTACTACATTGAAGTTGTTATCACCTGTTTTAGATTTGTCGTAAGTTTTGTAATACAATGGATCCATACCATTAGGCGTAGATATTAGTGCAATCTTACCACCTGTACCTAATGACGCTAAAGCTGCACCAAAAACTTCATCCCCATTATCGATGAAGGCTGCCTCGTCCATAACTAAGAATGTTGGTGTAAAACCCCTTAATGCATCTTTGGATGTTGCTAGTGCTCTAATCTCACACCCATTTGATTTTAATTTAAGGTGCCCTTTTGAATTTATCTCTAAATAATCTGATCCCTCATTTAATCCCCAAACCCAATATGGTATCTGATCTAAAAAGTCTTTAACCTTTTTTAAGAATTCTTGTGCTAATGTTTGTTTGTTAGCCAATATCAATACTTTATGTGGATTATCTGGATCACCAAATGCAGTTTTAACTGCAATATATGCTGCGGTAGTTGTAGAAACACCAGCCTGTCGAGGTTTAGTTACCAAATTACGATTGTGTTCTTCATATGATCTAATGATTTCTTTTTGTTTGTAAAATAACTTAAAAGGAACCATTCCCTTTTGTGTTAAATCAAATGTCTTTAAAAACGTTTCTATCGCATACGATGGATCACCTAAACAACGGGCAAATATCTTTAATTGTTCCGCTCTATCCATAATTCTTTTTTATATAAATATGATTAAATGGTTAAAATGCAACTGTTTTACCTTCTTCCCACGCTTTGTAGTTTGGGCCTAACTGATAAGTTACATTATTACCACCCCCAACTTTTTGTATGATACCAGCCTTATTGACTGCACTCCAAAAAGTAGAATATTGACCAGCACCATAATCACTTCCAATATAATTTAAAAACCCTCTTTTAGTTTTTTGTGGTATGTCTCTCATATAGTTTATTAAATCTCTAATCATAGTTTCTTCCCCTCTTTGGAATGTGTAACCACTATGTTTTGGTATTAATGTTAAACCATTTTTTTCTGCAAAATCTTTAACTATAGACTCTACAGACTTAAACTTACGACTACCCATTTTATCTTTTAATAAAGAAGCTTGTCTAATTGCTTCTTTAGGTTCATATTGTTTAAATAAATCCTCTACTGCGTCATATATTAATCCATCGCCCACTTCTGATAAAGTTTTTGTTTTATCACTACTATAATGCCAAGGAAATAATTTTTCTAAATTAATAATTGCGTTTAGTTTTTGATAACCGTTTCTATCACTACTAACTATTCCGTCTAACTCCCTTTCAATAACTAAATCAAATAGAGAATATATTCCTTTATTTATGCCGTGTAAACTCGATTGATTACCTACAAATTTTGGGAGAATTATGTATCTAAACCAGTCATAGATTTTTTTACTATGTTCCATCATACGTACATCAAAACCAAAATCTCTAAAATAAACATCTAATGCGTCTTTATAATCTAAATTTTTAACCCTATCAAAAAACATATTTAAAAAACGTTCTTCTTTATCATTAAGATTTTCACTTATGATTTTACCGTATTGACTCTCTGTTAGTTTAATCTTCATATTATAAATTACCTAATACATTATAATTTAAATGTTCCCCAATCTTTGTTGAGTCGGGATAGAAATATCCCATATCTGGAGTATTTAACATGTCACCCATACAATACAAATAATCTTGAATAACATCTAAAAAGTAACTTTCTTCATACTGTGGAAATTCTCCTTTACATCCTAAATAATCAATATTATACCTCATAAACTTATCTGTCACATCAAATTTAAGAACATGTTTATCAGAACCACCTTCTTTTTTTGATTTTACCATATCCCATTCACCGTCAGAACCGATAAGTGAAACTATTTCATTTTTTATATCACTAAACAACTCATCTTCTGCCGCAGATTCATATGCCCATCTATAAAAATTTTCCAACTCACTCTTTAAGTCATTAAACATACTTTCGTTATCAATTAATTGACCCAATAAACCATTATCTTTTAACATATCTACTCTTAATCCACCATCATCTGGATCTTCATCATAATCTAACGGTTTCCCTATAAAATCATTTTCTATAATATATTCTTTTATATGTTGTAAAGATTTTTCATCTAAATTATTCCAAACATCATCCTCAAAATCTACATCAAACCAACCATATAACTCTCCCCAATCTTCACCTAACACCCTTTCGGCTAAATCTCTATCATCTCTATTAAACAATATTGAAAATTCGCTCCAATGATCACAAATTAAAAATAATTTATTACCCTCTACCTTAATATCACCATAAACTGATTTAGATTCTGTATGTGTATTAAATTTTGATGGGTGTATAATAAATGTATCTAATGTAAAATATTTATCCATCCAACCACTATCGTTTAATATTTTAATAATAGTGTCACCATAAAAATTATTTATTAAGAATCTGTCCTCTGCTTCAGTATAGTCAAAGGGATCTTCACCTATTTCATTGGTTATAAAATTCCATATACCAAACACCCTTTCTTGAAATGAAAAACTATCTTTACCTAATAAACTTTCTAATTCTTTAGATAAATCATAAATGTCAATATCGTAGTCTTTATGTTTATTCCATAATTTACGCAATATTTTGTTAAATAATTTTATTTCTGTTGAATCTAATAACATTTGTTTTTTATTAATAAATATTGGTTTAAAATAAAAAATCCCACCTATGTGATGGGATTAATTATAATTTAATTTAATTGATTATAAGTATTTGTGAAGTTTCGCAACAGTATCAAAGTCACCATTGTCTAATGCGTCATCTATTAACCCTTGTATTTCTCTAGGTGACATTTGAGAATAATCTATTTCTTGTGGTTCAGTTGTCCCCGTAATATCATCATCTTCTTCATTACCTAAATTATCTAAGATATCATCCATATCGTCATATCCTGTATCATCAAACATATCATCTAAACTTTGTGAAGGATCTTCTTCATGTAAGTCTTTTAGTGTTTGAATAACTTCTTTACACTTTTGACTACCGCTTAAAATTTCTTTCATAAACTCGTGAAATTGTTTTGCGGGTAATTTAGTTAATTCACGAAATAACCATTGTTTTATATCATAGTTTTCCGCACCAACACAATCTAAAAATTTTTCCCACATACCTGGACCTAATCTCATTCCCCATATTTCACCTTCTACCGTATCTGCCCTTTTAATAACTTCTGACTGTTCTTCAAAATCTAAGTGACCATCCGCCCAATTTATTGCAGATAATTCTAATGCTCCTTTAATAAGTTCATGTACCAATAATGGAAATATCCATGCCTTTGCAACAACCACAGGAATATCATCACCCTCCTCAACATTAACCTTTTCCATTTCTTCTTCTTCATCAGAATCTTCAGGTGCTTCTGCTTTTCTCCATTCTATTTTTTCTACACCACCTGCTTGCCCAGACATTGTAGAATCAGGTATCACCCAATATTGGAAATCTGCCAATGACATAAGTTTACCATAAAGTCCCATAAGTCTAGGATCAATAGCATCTAACTCATCTGCAACCATGTGGAAAATATAATGTCCCTTTTTGGATGCCCCTTGCATTAATGCGTTTATCATTCTCCTTTTGTCAACCTCTAATTCCAATTCCTCCATTCTTTCCGCACTTTTTGGTGGTTTTGGTGTGTCAAAATCGGACCCATAATCTTCTTCTTCCTCCTCATCACCCTCAAACCCTAAGTCAGAACCTGGAGGTGAAAGGGTTGCTTCTAACATTTGATCAGGAATATCAAACTCTTCAGATACAATATCAATTGCCAATTGTTCTAATGCCTCTTTGTGTCTGGTTTCTATTTGACTAACCTCACTCATAATCTGAAACATTTGTTGCATCATCATTGGGTTGATGTTTTGTACTCCATGATATCTTTTAACCTTACTGATAATTTCTTTAAATCTCTTACCTGCCAATTTTTCAGAATAGTTTTGAGAGTCAGAACCTACAGGTAAAGATTTACTTTTACCAAATACATGTTCACCACTACGTAATTTACCTTCTATTCCTGGATGCATTCTCTCAGGATGTTCTGGATCATATTCTATAGCTTCAGTAATTCTATTGATTCTTAATTTTTCATTAAGAACTCTTTTTGTAACTTCGTTTATTATATTTTTTCTTTTCATAATAATTATTTTTATTATCCATATACTACAGATGTCCACATAAGGAAAGCCTCTTTAGCCATTTTTTCAAATACCCTTTGAACGTTTCGTAATTCATGATCACCACTGGTATTATCAATCCTTTTTAATGCACCCCTAATTAATACATCCCTAACCGCTTGTTTCTTTTCTAATAAATATTGTATAGTTTCTAATTGGCGTGTCATGCTCTCTATCTCAGAATCATTTTCACCATCCTCGTTATCATATTCTAACTCCTCTATTTGTTCTTCTATAGACTCAGGATCTTGTTTTTGTCCATATAACCATCTATGTAAATCATCCGCAGTCCAATTTAACATAGGAGAACATCCAAACATATTAATAACACCACTCTCCCTAAGTTTTTCTAACCAACCTACAATAATACTAAAATCTTTTCTATCAAACTCTCTAACTATGTGAATATTTTTATTCTCGTTGATTGTTTTTTTAGAATTAATATATTCTATTAAGTCCCCTTTTTTCATTTTAGGGTTAACGGATTCTTTTTTTCTTTTAGAAACTTTTTCAGGTAATTTGTCAAAATCGGTATCATCAGAAAATTCTTTTGCCCATTTCTTAAACTTTTTACCTTTATTTGTATCATTGTCTGCCATAGCATAAAAATATCTCTGTTGCGCTTTTGATGCGAATTTCTCAGAGATTATTTTTTTTACTATTTGTCTTTTTTTCACTATTTTCTGTTTAAGAATCTTTTAAAAAGTTTTTGTGTCGACTCATTGTTCCTAGTAAAAGTACCAATAGTTCCTTTATCATCTAATGTTACACCAAATCTACCATTAGGTTCTACTTTAGAAAGATCAGGTGTTTCTCCTTTACCATAAACAGTCATTTCTTCTGCCTCATCAATATAGTAATCCTCTTCGTCATATTGATCACTAACATCTATTGGGTCTGGATAGTCTCTATAATCAGGTTGTACAGGTGCGTGTCTCATATAGATTTCTGGATATAACTTCGCCAATCTTCTCAATACATGATCAGGATTCTTTCTCATATATCTAATAACTACAGGTGGGATATCTTGTCCATACATATCACCAAATACTCCCATTACATCCTTTTCTCTAGGTGTAGGAGTAAAGTCTTTTCTATGAAATGCACCACTCATTTCTTGATTGTCTTCTTCTTCTAAATAAGACTCCATTAATTTTCGTCTAGTTGCCCTTTTAATTTCAGACTCGTAAATTCTAATTTTATTTTTCATAACTTAAGTATTAATTGTTTGTTTTTCATATGTTATTACCATATCTTTTTCATATAGTTTATCTTCTACCGAAGAAATATCTTCCCCAAATGAAAAATATAATCTTTTTTCAGGATATTCATCATATCCTTCCATATTCTCCCAAGCCATTGCAACGATTCCGTCAACTGCGTCCCACATTGCAAATGAATCAGACTCTTGTACTAAATCTAATTTCATATCAGTATTTAATACGCCCGACTTCTTTATAAATTTTCCTTCTGGTGGTTCTGGATTTCCAGACGATGGGTACGAATCCCACCCTTCACCATCAATATCTTCTAATATATCTGAAAAGAGGAATTCATAAATGTAATTCCCCTTCCAGTTTTGTCCTATTTTATTTATATAAACTAAGTTCATTATCTAAACATACCTCTTCTTCTATAAGATGGTTTTGGTTTGTCCATATCCGCCTTAGGTCTAGGATCTACTTTAGGTCTTTTAATAGTTCTCCACTTATCACCTTCACCTGGTCTAGTTGTAGGTGTAGTAGTAGTTCTTTCTTTTTCTTTAGTACCTGGACCACTATTTCTTAAGAAATCAATATCTAATTCGATGAAGTCATCACCTCTATTATTCATCGCAAAATCTAATTCTCCATCACTATCGTTGTCTAAGTCTAATCTGTTAGGAATACCATCGAAATCTCTGTCTAAATCACCAGTTGCAGATAAATATCCTTGTCCAGTTGAGATAGCGTCCATAACCCCCATTTCTTCTTCATCTATATTACGTCTTCTATCTTTTCTACCTTTACGTAACATTCTAAAATCCTCAGCGTCAATTTTACCATTTCTATTACGATCTATCCTATCTTGATTACCAACAAGTTTTTCGTACATCATTTCCTCATCCATAATGTACGCTTCTTTATCGTAATGTGGATATCTATCATAAGTTGCTTTAGAACCCATATGGTGTTCATTCATACCACATTCCATACACATTCCTTCATTCATTCTACCACCACATTCTTCACAAAGTTCTCTTCTTTCTTTTAATACTCTCTTTAAAGATTTTTTAGTTTCTCTTCTTAAGAAAGACTCCATTAATTGTTTTTTGGAAAATACTCTACCTTCGTTAGTTTCCTTTTTCCCTTCTTTGTATTTTAGTGTTACATCACCACAATCACATTTACCTTTTTCATGTAACATATTCATTTGTTTTTTAGAAATGAATACACATTCTTTTTTAGTTTCGGCAATTTTATCTAATAAAACTGAATCTTTAACATCTGATTCTCTATATACCAAACATTTATTACCACATTCACAAATACCTTTCTCATGTAACATGCCCATTTGTTTTTCTGTGATGTTAACAACTTCTTTTTTAGACATTCTATCATCATCTTCAGATAATTCTTCCGTATCTTCTTCTGTACCTTCTTCTGGCGTTTCTTCTTCTGAGTCTAAATCTACATCCACTTCTTCTTCTCCACCCTCAGTATCGAATTCATCACCTTCTTCCTCTTCACCTTCTAATTTTGCTATAATATCTTCTTTATCACCTTCATCCATTTCGTCTAAATGCATTGCCGATATAATTGAGTTGATTACATACTTTTCTAAGTCAGAATCTACTTCATCCATATCTCTTAACATCTGCCCGATTTTACCTGTATACTTTTGTATTTTTTTAGTATTATCATCTCCTTCTTCATCACCCATATCTTCTTCATCACCCATATCTTCTTCATCACCAAAATCAACATCTGCGGCATCACCACTATCATCAATCTCTACCTCATCTTCTACTTCATCTTCTACTGGGGCTTCAGGTGTTTCCGCTTTAGGAGCATCAACTTTAAGAACTTTCTTTTGTTCTTCTAAGTCATCATCAGAATCAGAAATAATTTGTTCTTTACCTTCTTCATCTTCATCTTCCTCCATAACAAACCCAAATCCAACACCACCACCAAAGGCAACACCGTCAGATTCAAAAAGATTAGTATATTCTTCAATACCATAAGATTCATTTAACATATCAAATTTCATGTTCAGATGTTTCAACGCTTCTGCATAAGATCGATATCTCTCATCGTATTTATTTTTTAAGCCACCTACATATTCAAAATCTTCCGCCAAAAATCTACCTGAAGATTTTCTAGATGTTTTAATGAAGTAATCGTGATTTTCTCTTACGATACCATACACAACTCCGTTTGGTCCTTTTTTAATAAATTCTAATTCTGAAAATGATTTACTTTCATTTAATGTATTCATTTTACCCATAAGGTCTAGCATCCTATTTAATTTATCTTGACCTTTTAATGTTTTTGGATTAATATTTTTTCTCATTTTTTTATATTTATTTCGTTTTATCCGTTAGTTGGTAAACCTGTTTTTATGTTTACAAATTGATATTGTTCAGTACCACCAGTTGCGGTAATTAAACCTGTTTTAAATAGTCCTGCAGGCTTTGGGTTTCCTAATAGTAGATATCCAGTACTTAAAGTAGTGTTTGTCTCCTGTACAATAATATCTAGTGTTTCACCTGCGACTCCTGTTACACTAGCACCATTAATTGTGTATGTTGCACCAGAATTAAAGTATACTGCACTATAAACAAAATTGTCAAAGTCCGCGGTGCCTAATGTATGTAATACTGAGTATGTCCCCGTTAAATATGTTCCCATAATTATGTTTTATTAAATAAATATTGCATTTTTTATAAAAAAACGCAAATTAAATTATAATATATTTTTAAGTCTTATTTTGGATTCATCTAAAGTAAGTGATTTGTCATATGCTTTGGTTTCGATATCACTTAATTTATCTAAATACATAGTTCTTCTCAATACTTTAAACGCAATATTTTCGAATGAATATTCCCCTTCACGATCCAAACCTGTTTGTCTCATCTTCTTAATTTTTTCTTTTAGATTTTTAATCATCCTTATTGTTTTATCGTATTCTTCATGTTTATACATATAATAAATGTCATATACACCATCTATTATATTATTAACTTTTTGTTCTACCTTTTTAGAATCTATTTCTTTTTTAGTTGAGTCTGGTTGAACAACCCACCCATCCCATAATATAGAATATACACCACTAGAAACGTGTGGTTCTTCAGTATCTTGCATATATAATTCCACGTCATAACCTTTGATTGTTATATCGTGTTTATCATTCCATAAATTCTTTTTGGAGTTGAAGTATTCTTTTACTAATTCTTCGTTTTCGTCTACTTCTCCGAAATCGACTAATATGTGTAAGTCCACATCAGAAAATTTTGACCAATTAAAGTTCGCTAAACTACCTGTTAATATGATATCATCTATATCTACCCACCCTACATTTAACGTTTCAAAGAAATCATCTGCAATCATAAGAAGTCTTCTTCTTACATCGTCATGCATATGTTGTTCTTTATCGAATATTTTTGGATTTAATGTTGACTGAACTTCAAAAGAAGACAAATCAATATCTTCTTTTTGTATAATATCATTTACTTCTTGTTCTGAGATTCTTTTTATATCCATAATAATAAATATCTTTCTTTATGGATAAATATATTAAAAAATAAAAAACGGGCGTAATCTTATTTTAATCAGTTAATAATTCCTTATCTTTGTTTAAACAAAATTTAGGATTATTAATTAGTTTATCTATTCTTGAATCGGTATAACTTATAGACTCTCTGTGTAAGTCATCTAAAACTCTTCTTTGATTCCCCATATTATTATCAACGACTCTATAAACTTCATCAAGTCTATGATGTATGGTATCGTGTACTTTATTTATTTCATCCGAATAATGATGTTCGGAATTGTCCATTCTTTGTGATAGAGATCTTTCTATATTTAAAAGACTTTCTATCATATTATTTTGTTCTTTAATTATTTCTTTTACTCTAAGCAAAACCCATATCAGAGCAACTACAATTAATAGTACCCCAACAGAAGCCGCACCCAAAGCGAATGATAATGTTTCCATAACTTTGTGTTTTTATTTTAAATTGTTATTATTGAAACGCCCGTTTCTATTTATTTATTAATGTAATGATTTCGTATCTCCACCCACTATCTGAATTAGTATTTAATAATTCACACATTTTAGTAACTTCACCTATACATGGACTTTCATATACCTCACCTTGTGAGTTTAACAAAATAACGTGTTGAGGTTTTCCTCCTTTAATCATAATTTTTTTAATCTGATATGTCTTTGTCATAATGTACTTTTTATTTCTTCTATTTGTTCTACTAAAGGAGTTACATCCACAAGTTCTTTTGATTGTGAATAAGAATATTTTTTAATTACTGAGTGTAATAATTTACCTTGACTTTCACCACCCTCAAACTTACTATAATCTGTAAGTGTTACTCCTTCATAAATATATTGTCTACCAGAGTTAAAAATAATTGCCAATTTTTTTTCATTAACAATGTACTTAGATCCTAAGATGTTTGTTGAGTCATATAGACACTCTATCGACCCATTCTCTTCATGTTTAATTAAAACCATAATTAATCTTTTAAAAGTTTATATGAATGTATATTTTTTAGTTCGTAAACTTCACCCTTTATTTCAGATGGTTCACTTATCGAAACTCTTTTTTCTTCAGTTATTAAAACATAATTACCTGTTATAATCATCGCAGAATCTTCATATTCCATTTTAGTTACAGGTTTACCTTCTACATCTTTAATGAGTAAAACTATTTTTCTAAATGTCGGTGCACTTGGTATCATATTACAAATATAAATATATTTTTTTATTTAATCAAATTAAATATAAAAAAAATCCACAACTTGTAAAGTTATGGATCTTTTTTGTTGGTAGTAGTTAATACTAATCTATATTTACCTTTCTTTTATAGGACTTTGTTTTTGTTGGTTTTTCTTTTGGTAAGTAAATAGTTGTAATCCCATTCTCTGTTTTAGCGTAAATATCTTCACTAACTACATTAGATGGAATATCAAACGATCGCTCAAATTTGTTATAACGGTATTCTTTAGTGATGTAATCACCCTTCTCTACCTTTTCTTCTTTTTTCTCACCTTTAAAAACCAATGTATCACCATTAATGTCGATAGATAAATCATCTTTTGTTAAACCAGGTGTTACAATCTCAAACTTATACACCCACTCATCCTCAAAAACATTAGTGGAAGGTAAATTACTATTTAAATCAGTTTTTAATGTAGATAAAGGTTTATACCTAACCCTTAAATTATTGTACGTTGGGAAAGACTCCTCACCAAACATACTCTCAAAATCTCTAATTAAATTTAAAAAATTTTTACTCATTTTAATTTTTTTTACGATGTTATTATTTAACCACAATTAGTCAAACAATGTACCATTAGATAAATTATGACAAAATGTCAGGGGTTGTTAATATGTTTACCTTTAATTTTGTAATAATTGACATCTATACCTTTTTCGTCTAATATATTTTTAGGAATATATGTCTCACCAGTCTCTAAATAGTGATTCATTCTTTTTCTACCAAAATTAATATTAAACTCAACTAGGTCCATACCAACAAAACGTCTATTGTTTTTAAGTGCGGCGACACCTGTAGTGGATGATCCAGCAAATGGGTCCATAACTAAATCACCCTCATCACTACCTATCTTAACAAACCATTCCGCCAATTCAACAGTAAATGGTGCAGGATGTAGGATGCTAGGATTAGATTCTGCCGCAGCAATAACTACATTATGAGGTAAAGAACCTTTTTCATTTAACTCTCTCATTTGCGAATCATATACACCATCTCTAGAATTAATTGTAGTCACAGGTTTTTCAAATCTCTTCTTAGTTACCTCAGAGTGTTCTGTCCTACAATTATCTGCCCTAAATTTAGGTTTGTTAGAGTTAGAAAAATGGAACACATATTCATACCTATCTATTGCTCTATATTTACAATTAGTAGGTACCGCATTTTTCTTAAACCATATATAAGGTTTTGCAACCATATACCACCCTTGCTTTCTCATCTTATATCTAAGTTCATCTAATACTGGGTGAACAACTCCATTATCTATCTTGTCGTTGATGTTAAGAAAAAAACTACCGTTGGGTTTTAATACTTTAAGAAACAACTCTGTAAATTCTAAAAACCAATCAGCGTAATCGTCTACATGTATAGAACCAATTTCACCATCATCATTTCCACTGTAGTTTTTTCTCATAGAGAAATAAGGTGGGGAAGTAAATATCATATCAACCCTCTCCCCTTTTTTGATCATCTCATTTAGTATGATTTTGTATCACCTAACT